CGCAAACGCACACTGAAGTCGATGTGATGTCTATGATAGGGTGAAACTAGCCCACGTCCTTGTGGGCTAGAAGGCAAGTCACGTTGTCTTTTTAGCCGTAGGCGTCAATGCGCGGCCATTATCTTCATTCTTTAGTCAACCACGACCACGACCACGATGGCGGCGGTGACGGTGGTAAGGTATGTCGTCAAGTTGTTGCTTGATAACATCAAGTTTTGCAGCATTCCCGGCGGTTTCTAAACGGCCATCATAGGTTGCTTTTAGGAGTTCTTGGGTTTGATTTGAAAGGCGGTCCGCACTTCGCAGTTCGCTTTCTAGGATTGCTTTGCCATTTTCGCCGACCTTATCAGAAAGGCGGTCCATTTTATTATCGGTTAAAATCTGGCGAAGTAAATCGCCGTTTGCCTCGGTACGGGCATTTACTACAGAGCCATCTTCCGCGAAATTGCCGCGACCTATACCGTGGCCGTACCCTCCGCCAAAAGGGTAAGCAAAATTTAAACCCCTATTAGCGATTACTGACGACATATCAATTCCATCTTCCATAATTGCACTCCTTGTGCGCTAAGTGGAAATTCCACACTACGCCTCAACCATAACCATAGATAGTTTTATTCGTATTATTTTTGACCTATGATATAGTCTCAGGAACTTCTTTTTGGGCGTTTTTGCTGTGAGCAGAGAAAGAAAACCCAAGTGGCAACGTAATAAAAAGACTGGGAACGGTAGCGCAAGCGGTCCGACCACTCAAAACATCGAGAGACCCAGCAATGACGAAAAACAAAAGCCTAAATGTTGAACTACAAAAAGGTGTTGATGGTAATTACGACGCCAAGTTTGTCGTCAGTTCAACCGCCCCGGACCGTATGGGCGACACATTCTCTAAAGAATCACTGCAAAAGCTGACAGCTACCAATAAGCTAGTCGCTTTATGGCAGCATAACAGCAACCAACCTTGCGGTTATTGGGAAAACTTCAAAATGGTCGGCAATAAACTTGTCGCCTCACTAAAACTAGCCGATACGAACCTGGGCAAAATGATTCGATCACTACTGGATAGTGACGTGCCGCTGGCGTCGTCGGTTGGCTTCCGAATAGTTGATGCCGTGGAAAACTCCACCAACGGCTTAAAATTCCTCGACGTAGACTTGATGGAAATATCCGTTGTGTCTACGCCGGCAAATCCTCAAGCGGTGCTATTAGCTAAAAGTTACGGCTTTGATGATTCAATCTTCACACCCTCAAAAGAAAGCGCCAGTGGACTGCTTACTGCAGGTAAAAGTGAAGCCTTAAACAAAGTAAACAACTCCATTATGAGGATTCAATCATGGCAACTATCGCAGAAAAAATAGTAGCTAAAAAAGAACAGCTAGTCGGTATCAAAGACCGCTTAACCGAAATCAAAGGCTTAATTGAAGCAGCCGATGAAGACGTTAACGAAGAAATGATGGCTGAAGTTAATACGCTTTCTGAAGAAGAAGCAGCAATCATCAAGTCAATCGATTCACTCGGTAAGATTGAAGCAGGTTTAGCAGCTAAAGCGGCTCCTGCAGTGATCAAGCAGCGTGATAATGCCAAAGGCAACGACAACAAAGACGTATTGTTCAAGATGGCTACGGCTAACTTTGTTGCTCACGTCACTAAGTCGCGTCCTGACCAGGTTGCGGCGGAATTATATAAAGGTGATGACCGTATTGAAGCCATTGCTAAGTCAGCAGTCGGTCCAGCGAACACTACTGAAGCGGGTTGGGCTGCAGAGCTAGTCCAAGAAGGCTACGGCGCTTTTCTTGATGATCTACGCGGCGTGTCAGTATTCGCAGCGTTACGAGCACAATCATTGTCACTAGACTTTGGTTCTAACGCATCAATCAAGATTCCAAGCCGTAAAACTTCAGGTGCCCACGGTGTGGACCTTGCGGGTGCTTTCGTCGGTGAGCTTGGCGTTATTCCAGTTAAAAAGATGGGTATTTCAACTCAAACTTTAACTCGTAACAAGATGGCGGTTATCTCAACTATGTCGTCTGAAATTATGGAGCAGTCAACGCCATCCATTGAAGCGATTATCCGCCGGGGTATGATTGACGACACGGCGCAAGCATTGGACGCAGCTTTGCTTGATAACTCAGCGGCGGTTGCTGGTATTCGCCCAGCGGGTTTAATGCACAGTGTTAGCGCAACCGCTTCAGCGGGTGATACTTCAGCGGATATTATTACCGATCTGAAAGTGTTGATCACAGCAATGCAATCGGCAAACCTTGGAAGCAGCCCGGTTCTTATTATGAACACGCAACGCTTGTTAGGTCTTGCAACCGTAACGAATGCGGTTGGTCAGTTTGTGTTCCGTGATGAAATCGCATCAAATCGCTTGATGGGTATTCCGGTTATTTCTTCGTCACATGTTCCTGCAGCGGAAGTCATTGTTGTTGATTCTGACAGCTTTGCATCTGCTAATGGCGCACCTGAGTTCAAAGTAAGTGATCAAACGGTCCTTACAATGGCTAACTCGGACGGTACAGCGCCTAGCCAAGCTGGTGATGCTGATGACTACACTGGTGGTGGTCTAGGTACTGCAGAGCAAGTACCAGCCAAAGGCGGTATCATCGTTGGTGGTGATACTACCGGCGCACCTGCAGGTGCAGCAGTAGCAGGATATCAAGCAATGTCCATGTATCAACAAGACGCGGTTGCGTTGCGTATGATCATGCCGTTGTCTTGGGGTCTAATACGTGTAGGTTCGGTAGCGGCTATTGGTGGCGTTAACTGGTAGTAGCGTAAGCGCATGGTACCGTAATCAATTACGGTACCATGCAATCCACTTTTGAAAGTATCGGAGAACGAGCATGCCGACAGTACCAAGACAGACAGTGTGGGACGGTAAACAGATGATAGAAGGTCTGACCGTCGAAGAAGCAAAGCAGATGGTAGAAGACGATAAAGGTCAATGGCTACAAAAGCACAATGGCTCAGCGTTTAAATTCCGTAAGCAATTCACTGGCTACAGCGAAGATGTTACACCGGAAGAACCGGAAGAAACCGTTGAAAAAGAACCTAAGACGGACGCATGTGATACCCCGGTAGCGGCACCTAAAGCAAAAACAGTACGAAAGAAAACCACTAAAAATTAGGCGGCAACATGGCGTGGTATAAGTTTGGTTTTGGTGGTAAGTCAAAACAGATTACGGAAAAATCCGCTGGTGGTTGGGATTTACCGGTGAGCGGTGGCCACCTACCGTATGAGACCGGTCGACACTGGAACTGGTGGCAACAAGGCCAAAATATACAGTACGGCGACGACTGCCCGATGGTACACGCATGCGTTGATGCCTACGCACAAACGATTGCGTCTTTATGGGGTGAGCACTACCGCTACGATGAAAACACCCATGGCAAAACGCAGGTAAAAAACTCCGCCCTTGCACGAATTATGCGTAGCCCTAACGGGTACCAAACTAGATCGGATTTTATGCTGAATCTGGTCAAGAGCCTAATGTACAAAGGCAATACCTACGCCATAGCAACCCGCAACGCACGTAACGAAATCGATGCGATGCACTTAGTACCTAGCGATTCCAGTCAAGCTTATGTCGACCCGGAAACTCAAGCGATATTCTACGGTGTTGGCGATAACCCGCTAACAGGCAGTGGGCTTAACGCAATGATTCCAGCTAGAGACGTACTACACATAAAGTTGTACACACCCCGCCATCCCTTAGTAGGTGTGAGCCCGATACAAAACCTTGCGTTAAGCATTAGAGCGAATAATGCAATAAGCAAACACCAGGCACAGTTCTTCAACAACATGGCTAGACCGTCAGGTGTCATATCGACAGATGAAAAAATGACACGTGAACAGCTAGAGCAATTACGTGCAGCGTGGAACGAACATAGTAAGGGCTTGAATAGTGGGGGTGTGCCGATACTCACGTCAGGTTTGAAGTGGCAGAGCATGTCTATCAATTCACAAGACGCTCAGCTTATTCAAGCGTTCAATATGACTAACCAAACTATCGCACGAGCATTCAGAGTGCCGTTACCGCTGGTTGGTGACTTAGAGCATGCTACCTATAATAACGTAGAGCAATTGATATCAAGCTGGCTATCTAGTGGGCTGGGGTTCTTGTTAGAACATATCGAGCTATCCTTTGATAAGTTCTTCGCATTGAAAGACACCGACAAAACTGAATTCAATACGGACGCACTGCTACGCACAGATTTTGCGGGTCGTATAGACGGGCTCACGAAAGGGGTCCAGGGTGGATTGTTCACACCTAATGAAGCACGAGCAAAAGAAGGTTTAGCCGGCGTTGATAACGGCGACAAGCCGTACATGCAAAGCCAGATGGTAGAGCTTGGCTACAGACCTGAAACAAACAGTGACACAAATAACGACGACCAGGGTGGTAATTCTGGTATGGACGATGAAACTGCTAAGGCAGTGGCCATGTACGCAATCCAAAAGGCTATGACACCGTGAACGAAAAAGCGATATTCTCAGCCATAGGCGAAATACTCAACAAAGAATTAGTCAAGCGTGATGAACGCATTGAAGCCCTAGCAAAAGCACAAGCTGAGATAACGGTGAATGCGGTAATCGAGCAAGTGTTCACAGAAGGTGTCGTAGAAAGACTACGCAACCTGCTAGTGAGAGATGCGGAAATCGATTACGCACAGATCGTTGCGGCGATAAAAACAGACCCGGATATGGTGGAAGCACTACGGGGTGAAAAAGGCGAGACATCTGAGTTAGACGTAGACGAAGTAGTTAAGAAGCTAGTGCCATACATACCCGAACCCATTCAACCTAAAGCGGGTGTTGATGGCATAGGAATTAAATCGGTAGAGCAAGGTGACACAGGTTCTTTCGATTTAGTTCTGGATAACGATCAGACCATTCAAGTCAAACTACCTCAACCGCTGAAAGGCGAACAAGGTGACAAGGGCTTGCAGGGTTCCGATGGCAGGAATGGTCTTGATCGACCAGATATCAGCATACGAAAAGCCGGCCCAGGTTTAGAGAGAAACGACTTTACTAGGCATAACGGCGGTCTTTACGTAGCGACTAAAAATACGATAGGTACACCTGAAGATGACGCCGGGGCTTACGAGTTGGTCCTTAACGGTATTGACCAAAGCCACGTAGCGTTTAATGAATCAGAGCGAAAAATGGTGTTTACGGTACGTCTCACAGACGGTGAATTGCACCAGCATTCAGTCGACTCACCAGCAGGGTATCTAGCGGACCCTGAAAGCGTTAGTAGCTTATTCAAAGGTGATTACACTATTGAAGGCACTAAACTTAAAACGTGGGACGGTGAGGTATGGCAAGAGCAACAACTCCGAGGGTCCATAGGCAGAGAAGGCAAAGCCGGTGCAGGGATAAGCGACGTGAAAATCAGCGGAAAATCACTGCAGACGAAAACGACAACTGGACAAACTTTTGCCACACCGTTTATAGACATCGTAGCTGAGCAGGTGGCGGTGGACTTAGTACCAACGATAGCAGAGTTAGTTAGACCAGAAGACAATACCGAGGGTGAAATTAAGTGTTTTGTAGGTCAGTGGAAACACGGTAATGCTAATCGTGCCGGTGACGTGGTGACGACGGGTAACGGCATGTATCTGGCGCTGGTAGACACTAAAGAGGCACCCGAAGCTAGTGACGATTGGCGGCTAATGATGCCGACACAAACGGTAACTACCGTGATTACGGATAACTAAGGCACTCATAATGGCTTTTGGTGATCAGGTACAGAATATCCCAGCACCGGAGACTTCAGGTTTCCCTACGATAGTTAGTGCAAATGAACCGCCTAATCCGTACCAAGGCATGACTTGGATGGACAGCGATACTAATTCACTATCGGTGTACCATAGCGGTGACTGGATTAAAGTTAACGGTTCTGCTGCTGATACGGATAGCAGCAGTTTTATCGGCGCAATCAGTGAAGGCATACTGACAAAGGTTTCTGGTGAGTTGGTCGTAAGCCGAATATCACCCGGCGTGTTCGATGTGACTATCCCGAACAATGCCGCATTGATTATTAACATACCTGACGATATGACCTGGGGTGAAGCAGTTAACCCACCGGTTAACAGAAGAAGAATTATTGTGCGTAACAGCGCAACTATCGGTCGGCCACTAGCGGACCCAGCAAAAATTTTAATCAGAGGGTTCTTGTAATGGTGTGGAGTTTAGAGGCAGCTAAGACACGTCTAGGCATTGAACCGGATGACTTGAGTAAGGACGTTCAAATACAGACCGCACTTGATGTGGCACTTAACGTGGCGGAAAAATACTGCAACCGTTTCTTTCTGCAACGATCTGAGACCGTTAAGTTCTACCACACGGCTACCCGAGTGTTTCAGTTTAAGCGATATCCGATACTCGAAGTGAGCAAAGGCGCTGAGAACGCTAAGGTCCACCACACTAGCGGCCATGTCGAGTTCGCGCATGCAATAGTGCGAGAGGAAATGGAATTCGAGTACGTTGGCGGGTATGCGGTTTTACCACCAGATTTAGAAATGGCGCTATGGATGATATTCGATAACGCTTACCGGGAACTAGAACCTAATGCCAGCAAAGGGCTGTCTGACGGTTTGAAGAAGCTACAGATAACCGGTGTAGGTTCGGTGGACTACGGGACTAGCGGTAGTTCGTCAGACGGTACCGGCACCAGCGCTTTAGTGGGCGGTATGATTCCCTTGACCGCTACAGGAATACTCGACTTGTACAGATTACCGGGTGCGTAATGGCAGATACGAATAGAGCTAAAGACGACATAAAGCAAGGGTATGCCGACATAGTTAACATGTTGGGAACGGACTTTACGCTCGAGCACAATGACGAAACGTCTGAAACCATACGAGGCCATGTGGTACCTATGGGTAAAGAAGATGTCGCAATAGTGAACGCACTCGGCATAGATGCCGTTTTCGTACACTGCTTGGCGGCACCCACACTGGTTAAGTTTGAGAAGTTGGTCGCACCAAGCGGTCGGTATTATTCGATAGAAGCAGTACACGAAGTCTACGTGAACAATACATTGGTCGGACAGAAGGTGGTTGCTCGGTGAGTTCATTAAAAGTTAGGACAGCGTTTAGAGATAAAGTGCGGGGCTGGTTGCAAACGAGTCACCCGGACGTACCCTATCACGAGACGGTTAACACGCAGCAAGACCCTAGCGATTCCGCATGGGTGACGCTCGAGTTCATGCCTAACTACTCGGAAGATATATCGATAGGCTGTAATGAGAATGCAGAATACGGTCAGGTAGATGTGTTCATATTTACGAAATCAGGTAAAGGTGATCAACAAGCGTTAACCATGGCGGACAGCTTGATTAACTCGATGAAAAGGTTTAGCGACAACGGTGTTGTCGTAGAGGCAATAGAGCCACCTACGGAGGCTTTTAACGGAGACGCAAGACGCTGGTATAGTGTTTACGTTTCGATTGATTATGTAAGCTATAGCTAACGGAGGAAACCACCTATGGCCAAATTTATAAGCAACGATCTTTTGATCTACATATCTAGCGCTGGTGCGGCACCAGTCGACACGGCGCCTTCAGCTATAACGAAAGCGAAACCGGCTGAAGTAACGGCGACCACCACAGGACTTAATGCTGGTGATATCGCTATCGTTACTGCGACGGGATTATCTGAAATTGACGATAACATGTTCCCTATCGGACCTAGCGCACCGGGCGGTGATATCGGAAGTGACGGAACCTTTAACCTTATTGGTTCTGATACGTCAGCGTCAACCGGAGGGTTCCAAGGCGGGTCTGCTAAAGTGGACGTAGTTAAGTCGGAAGACCTAACTAAAATCTGTTTGCGTGAACTGGAAATCGGTCAGGCGAGCACGTCAGAAATCGATACTTCTACGTTCTGTGCGGAGTCAGCATTACCGGGACCAAGCACACCAGGAAGCATTACGTTCACAGGTTACGTAGACACTTCCAGTGATGCGTACACTGCACTTAAAGCTGCTGCTGACGATGGCCAAGAGCGTTACGTTAAGTTCGTTGGACCAGACGACCAGTATTGGGTAGGTAAAGTGGTAATCGGTGATCTAAGCTGGTCTTTCCCTCGGGGTGATGTGGTGACGTTTACCGCT